GTCCGGATGATCGCCGTGCCAGACGCTGCTTGGACGTCAATTTGGATGCAGCCAGCCCCGTCATTACTAGAGCTGACGGGTCCGCGGCCCCAGGTGTTGAATGCGTCGCAACTGTCACCGTCGGTGGAACAGTAAGTCATACGCATTTGACCACGAGCAGGTCGGATTTGAGTGCATAGGTCACCTGTCATATCCGATATTGGATCAGTGGGCGAAAACCCAGAGCCATCCAAAATGGTCTTATAGGTATATGCCCCCTGGGCGTTCAAGTAATTGGTGGTATTGGTGACCTCAATTCCCGCCCCAACAAGACGAGACTCGAGGAGGCCATCACCAAATTGTGACGCCGTAAAGGGAGAGCCCACTGCGGCAGGAGCCGTAGTGGTAGGTGCCGCCGTCAGATCGCCAATGTCCGAAAAAGTAGCAGCATTCACTACAGTGAAGATGAACTCACGAAGGTCATTGGCCACGCTTGGACTCCACAAAATGAAATTCAATGTTGTGGAGCTCAGCGAGACGGTAAGGATGCTGCTCGTCTTAATGAGGAGGGAGTTGGAACTCTCTTTACCAAACTGACAGGCATGTTGAATACCTGACTCGAATGGATTAACACGGGCTAACACATAATCCTTGGCGCAATGTGCCAGTTCCGCACATTTTGCCTCGGAGGCCTGACTCAACGCGGGCAACGATGGCGACGCCCTGACAGGCACCGCCTGGCGCCCCGCTGAGCGGCGGGTTTGCGAGGGTTGGTTGTTGTTGTTGTTGGTGCGACGTTTCCGTGGCATATTAATGAATTGATGATGGTTTGTATTGGATCCGTGGCCATCTCACGGACTGTTCATCCCCAAGTCCCTGGATCAGGGCCGCGCCGTGCAGTCTCTCGGCATTTTGGTTAGCACGTAAATATTTACAGTTTAAGTCCCGGAGAACCTTCACAAACGTTTTGGGCGATTTAAACCTGAGAACCCAATGGCGTCGGTCGCCACCCTGAAAGGAATTACGCCGGCCAATCCCCCCAAGCAAGGGGATGGTCGGCATTTTGTACATGTGTAATATCAAGCTGGGTCGCTCGATAATGCGATTCGATGGCTAGCTGCTCATCGGGAGAAATGTCAAATGCGAGCCAGAACGAATACCGCGTGTAAGGATCAACATCGCAGTAATGTCGAGTCATGTTCCGGGCAAGTTGTGCCATCCCAGTCTCAAGAACAATTTTGCTGGGGTCGGTCACAACATTGTGTCGGCGGAGAACACTGTAAAACTCCTGCCACACGGGAATGCCACCGGTAAGAGACATGCCACCCTTAGAGAACACCTCAAGGTATTTGGCAGCGCCGGTAGGGCAATCCAGTGGTTTAATGGAACAACAGTCTTTAGCCAGAGCCACCCGTGGGTCTCGCACCATAATGTAACCACTGGGGGTCCACACAGGTTGTGTTTGGCAAAACACCACCCGTTCAAGCTCGTGAGCAATATTTTCTATCTTCATAGTAAAACCCATCTCAACGAACCATGTAGACAACCCAGTGGTAAACCTGGCACGGTCGTCCTCTTCACAGAAGACCACACAATCATCCCCATTGTTAATGAGTTGAATTGTGACACCACAAGTTTTGGCCCAAGTCCAGACTAGGGCACACATAATAAGACAATTCCCGAGAGCGGTGTTCATGTCACCGCTCATCCTACAGCCCTCGATGAGAAAACGAAGCATACCGTCAGGACAGCGCCCGATCCCCCTGTTAGACAACTGCAATGTACACAGCCATGCAAACCAGGGATCGTGCGGATACAACAAACGATACACACTGTGTTCCCACGCGAGGGCCACACGAGAGATATGCTGGTCAAACCGCTTGGCGTCCAACCCGATGCCGCAGGGACGCGAAAATGCGCGCCACTTAGCCGCGACAACGGCACCAAGGTCATGGGCATTGTAACCTTTCATTACAGTGGGATACCCAAATATCTTGCGAATGGCCCGATATACACGGTGCTCAATCGGCTTAAGGTAGCATCCAATAGACGCATTGAAACGAGGGTGACGGGGGGATATCACCCTGGGAGCGGGATCGGCCGGTGCCGGGAGCTCTCTGAGGAACGCATCCACCTCCTCTTCGGAGGGTGCATACCCCAGGTGCTCACCAAGCTTAACGGTCATATTGATTTTCTCTGCCTTCACAAAAACACTCAGCATAGCATCTCTCTCGGACAACGGAACAGTCTCGAGAGTCTCAACCGCTTGCTGGTATACCTTCTTCCTGCGATCCCCGGTGTATGAGTCAACAAATTGACTCAAGGTCCAGGGGATGGTCGATGGAAGAAACGGTGCCAACTCACGTTTGAACTCAGCCAGCCTAGTGAAGAACAGGGCGAAGTCGGGTCGGGGTGGAGGTTGGAACACCCCCCCCAGTTGAACGTTGAACATACGTTCTCGAACTCCGCGCTCCAAATTCATTATGCTTCTATCGTGCACACGGAACACCACATCGGGTGATAAACCCGACAGGTGATAGATCTTCCGTGTCCTCGCCGCTCCTTCCCCATGTTTGTTGACGTCCAAGTATTGTAACCGAGAGCGCGGCACAACCGCTGCTGAGGAACCAGTACAATAACCGTCAACGCACACGAGGCGGCATCAATTGGCATTGGGCATCTCCTCGACCGACATAAATCGGTCAAGGGACGGTTCAAAACTGAACCAGCTAGGTCGGCTGCCCGCCAAATAATACTCCTTGCGACGTTGCGCAAACTCCACCGAAGAGGCAATTTCCCGGGCCTCCACGTCATACTTAGTGGGCAAATACACCAACTGAGTGACGAGTGGTAGTAGCGCTGCAATGTGGGAAGGACGAACGTTACTTCTCCGAAGATAGTCCCCAGCCATACGACCTATGACCAGGTCGTTGGCGGCAGACTTCATCGGGGTACCGCGCCGAGACTTGACATACATGGCTGCAGCTGTAGCCATTTTATGCTTCCGTCTAAACCGACGGGGGCACGGATTTGCACCCAAGTCGTCCGTCCACATGGGGATATCATTGTTACTCGCAACCAGTCCCCTAACTAGTTTGCGAGCTACCTTGTTTGGCAGTCCATACCAATACCACCGGCATATGCAGCACGTAACCGCACATGCAAGGGCACACAAGCACGACCACCACAAGAGCAATTCAAAAACTGGATGGGTCACCACCCAGTGAACGGCCAAAGCCACATCCATTATGGTGATCAACCACGGATGGGCAACAAAAATTGACCCAGGAATACGAGGGTCCATCAGGTACGCTATTACGGTTAGAGCCGCCGATCGACAAAGTCGCTGCCGCTACGGGTTTGAAATCAAACACGGGGAATCCCTGAATAAAACTTTCTCTGTCAAG